TCAGAAAGAGGTTCGTCTAATTTAACCTCAATTTCTTTTTTTATTTCTTCTTCGTTAGGCATAGTTATCTCCTATGTTGGCGTTATTCTTAACTCAATAACGTATGTTTATATTTGCTGAGATACTACTTCAGAACTTTCGAGTGAAGCAATGATCTCATCATCATTTACTATCACCATTTTGACATTTTGTACAGATATGCGTGCACCTGCATAACGACCAAACAAAACCCAATCTCCTACTTTACACCAAGGTGCTTTTCTATCACTATAACATTCAGGTCCCATTGCTATTACTTGACCTACACTATTTAAATAAGCTTGTGTATCTTTATTTTTATCTGGTAAATAAATACCACCTTTTGTTTTAGATACAGGTCCTTTTGGTCTTATTAAAATTCTATATCCAACTGGTTGTGGAACTTTTGTAGGTGTAGGTACGTCATCTTCTGTAGCCCATGCTTCATTACTCATCATCTTCTATTTCTCCTTTTTTATATTTTTCAATTATCTCATTAATAATTTGTAGAGATTTATCTAAACCTTGACCGTAGCCATAGTTTCGTTTAAACTCCTCTATGTTATCTACACCTTTTGACAACAAATTATTACCTAATTCTTCTTTATGCTTTTTTATTTGATTCTTGATCGCTTGTAGTAGTTTTTCCATTTACCATTTCTTTCAGTTTATTAAGAGCATCATCAAATGATGCATTTAATTTTTTAGATGCTAATACAAATTGTTTTGGTTTAACTAAACTTATTGATATTTTTTTATTTTCTAAAAACTTTTTAGCTTGTCTTATTTCTTCAGCCTTAATAGCCATATTACTTATCACGTTTTGCAATTCGAGAAGCTGCCTCCACTATCTTAGCTTTCACTTCAGCATCTTTTCTAGCTTGTTGTCTCTCATTAGTTTTAACGCCTTCTTCAAATCTTGCTTTACGAATATTTAATTCTTCTTTTTTCATTTGAAGATTAGCCATTTTCTCTTGCATATCCATTTGCATCTGTTGTTGCTCTGGACTTGGCGGCATACTACCCATTAAATTTTGTGCCGCTTGTGCTGCTGCAACTGCAATTCTATTTTCTTGCTCAATTGGAAGTGGTTTATTCTCTTTATCTAAAAATTCTTGATTAAATTGACCACTTGATACTGGAATTCCTTCTTGAACTTGAGCTTGCATTTGTTGTTGATATAAAAATGCCATGTGTTGACCCATATGTGCTAACATTTGACCATATAAAGCTTGTTTCGCTTCAGGTGTTCCACCAAATCTAGGGTCATTAATGAATTGTTGATGTACTATAAGATGTGCTTGATGGTCTTGTTCTTCAAAAACTTGAATAGGTTTACCATTTAAGAGTGCCATGTTCTCAGAAACTGGATCTCTACGAGGAGTTTCTTTATCATCTATTAATAAATTCTCATAATCAGGTACATTTAACGATTGTAAAAATCTTTTATAAGCTTGTTTTACATCAATAATCTGTGGAGCTTGTTGTGCTAATTGAAGTCCAGTCTGTGCTAAAGCTATTCTTTGAGCAGAAGATGAAATATTAGGGTCTGATACTGGTACAACATCAATTGCTTGATCAAAATCTTTTCTTCTAATGATTTTTTTCTCACCAATTGTTTCATATGGATATTCATCGTCTAAATATTCTCCATTTATTTCATAAATTAATTTAAATTCTCTACCTTGAGCTTGATGTAATCGTTTATGTATAGCAGAAAATACTTTAGAACCTTGTTCTATAAGAGCAATAGTAGTTCCTACTGGACCAGATCCTGCGGATTGACCTACCATCGCATCTGCGATTGATGCAAAACGTCTACCTGATTCTGTCATTACTCCTAAAAGTTGAAGTAAAGTAGGAGAAGGTTCTTTAAATGGAAGTGGTATAAATGATTTTCTTAAATCATCTCCATAAGCTTCTACTTCTACCCATTCTCCCGGAGATATAGTTAAATCTCCACCTTCAATTCTTGCTCCTTTAGCTCTAAATCCACCATTTAAATTTGCAAATGCTGCTGAGTCAAGTAAAGCTCTTAAAGCTCCAGTGCTCGCATGCTGTAGACCGCCGATCATTTGTATTAAACCAAATCCATAAAAACCTAAACCTGGTAAATATTTATAATGAATAAAATAAGTTCTTTTACGTTTTAATTGATCTTCTTCTTTCCAGTTACGTCTAATTGATAATACAATTTGCATATCATAATCAATTGTAACAATATATGGTAATGCAATTCCATTTTTATCTTCTCCTAAATCTAAATCTACGTGCATTTCTAAAATAGTATGTAATCTATCAGCAGATGATGGAGACATACCTTCTAATCTTTGAAGTGTTGCTTGAATTTGATCGTCTGTATTTAAATCGCCTTGTGTTTTAGATAAAGCAACATCTCTATAAAATCCCACAACTTGGTATCTTCTAATTTCATTTACAGATAATTTCATTACTTGTGTATATCTTTCAGCAGTTTGTAAATCTGTATTTTGATATGCAATTACAAAATCTTCTGCTGGTACAAATTTTGCACAAATTCTATCTAACGTATCATCAAAATATATTTTCTTAAATGCTGAACCCGATAATGATAAATAAAATAACATTTGATCTAATTCATTAAAGTAATCAGGTATTTGTGTAGTAAGTTGATAATTCATAAAATCTTCAACTCGTGAAGCTTGTTCTATTTTTTTATCAGTAATCTTACCAATGATTTGGGTTTTCACGGGCCCACCAGCAGGGAATAACTCTGCAATAGCTCTAGCTTGAAATTGTGTGGCAGCTTCTGCAAGTAATGGGTGATGTACTCCAGAAGCTCCCGGAAATGGATCGTTTCTATCTTCAACAATTACACCTAACATCTTTAGACCTTTAGAGTATTGGTCTTCCCATTCTTTTCTTGAAGACTTATCATCTTCATAAGCTGTAATTAATTGTTTTCCAATTCTTGAAACTTGAAAACTATCTAAAGTTTCTGCAAGATTTTCATAATGATCACTTTCAAAAGCTTCTTCAGCTTTATCAGTTTCATCTTCATTAATGTCGACAGTAATCTTCTTACCTTCATCATCAGTATATTGCAGTTTCTTTTTATCTAGTTCAACTTCAAGTGCCATATTATTTTTTCTTTTTACGTTTAGGAAATCCTGCTTTCATATTTGCATATGCTTTAGCAGATATAGTAGATTTAGATTTAGGTCTACTAATTCCTAATTTTTTTCTTCTATTTATATTTGCGTATAGTCCTTGTTTTTTTTTCATAGGTTTACTAATTTGTTGTGGAAAGTTAGGTCTTGCCAACGGCATTACTTTTTCTTTCCTTTTTTAATTACTCCTCTTGCCATTAAAATATCTTTTTTAGTAACTTTACCGTCACCTGACATATCTGGAAAAGATTTTTTATTTTTCTTTTTTTTCATTATTTTTTTCCTTTTCTTGCTTCTGATAAAGCAATTGCTATAGCTTGTTTTTTTGATTTAACTTTTTTCTTTGATTTTCCAATGTTAAGTTCTCCCTTTTTATATTCTTTCATAACTTTAGAAATTTTATTTTGTGTTTTTGTTTTTTTCATTGTTTAATACCTCCGGGTTCATACCCTATACATCTATCGTATAGTATAAAACAAAAAATCACTGGAATAAAGCTAATTATTCCAGTGATTAAACAATCAAAAAGGATCTTATTTTGAGAAGTTTGCTTTGTAATCTTCAAAAGCATCTTTCCAGAACTTTTGAACTTTCTGATTATAGTCAGTCCAGAAGCTCTTAACTTTACTATAATCTAAATAATCTAAAGGGTTAAACATAATTATCTCCTATTGTTAATAAGTATATAATTATTATTTTTTACATTTACAGGTCTCGTCTTTAAATCTTTTAGCTCTTTGTTTTAATTCATATCTCCATAATTTGTAAGATAACCAAGAATTAAATTTATTTAATATTTTAATTATTATCGACATCTCCATCTTCTTCTAGCTTGCCTTAATCTACTATTAGGATCTTTTGCAGCTTTAGGAAACATTTTCATTTGACCAGCTGATCTTGCACAATAAGATTTTCTTCTTGAAGCTCTTTTACCACTAGGATTTTTTTCTGTAACTGCTGTTGATAATTTAGAACCTGGATTAGCTCGTCTATATGCCATAACACCTTTACGTGTCATACCAGCACCAGATTTAGTAGGTCTAAAATTTCCAGATTTTACAGAAGTCTTAATTGGATTTTCTTTTCTCATATTCTACCTTGTCCGTTATATTTTTTTTTACTCACAGATTTATTTGGTCTTTTAGAATGTCTTCCAGGTCTTTTCTTTTTAGTCCTTTTAAAAAATAAACCAGTTCCGTATGGATTACTTTTTTTTGCCATTTTTCTTTTTTGGCTTTTTAATATTCATAGACTTTTGTAAACGACCTAAACCTGAACCTGAACCCGCTGACATCTTCATACTTTTTTACTCTTATCGTAAGGATTTGGTTTATCTTTATTTTGGAATCTTTCTCTACGACCTTGAGGGTATACATCTTTTTCTAAAGGACTTTTTTCTTTAGAGATAGGAACTACTTCAGCAACATCTGAATCTTCTTCCATATCATCTTCCATATCATCTTCTCTTGATGAATCTTGATCTTCCATATATCCTTCATCATCAAATAATTTTGATTTTGATATATTTTCAAATTCTACATCTAAAATATCTTTAGTAACTTCTTTAGTTGTTTTTGCCATAATTAACCTCTTGATCTATCTTGACCTTTTTTAAAACCATTTTCGTCAAATGATTCAATGCTTCCTATATATTTAATATCAGGATTAAAGTAAAGGTCTTTACCTTTATTTTTTTGTTGTTCTTTCTCAATGTAATCTTTTTCTTCTGGAGTTAAATAGTAATCACCTTGAAGTGCTATACCTTCGTCTATTAAATCAACAGTTGGAGTTTTTTTTACCATTTTTTTTCTTCATATTAGACTTAGAAGGCATTAAACCTTTTTCTAATTTTTTGGTACTTATTTTTTTAATCATCGTCAGCTTCTTTAATGATGATCCCTTGTGGTTTGATTCCAATTAAACCTTGCATAAAATTTTCACGATCAACTTTTTCTTGATCTACTTGTTTTACAATATCATTTCCATTATCTTGCATTGCTCTTTTAAGCATAGCAGCATCTTCTTTAGCACTTGGAAACTTTTCGTAAAATCTTTTATTAGAAGCTTTTACATCTTCTATTCCATATTGTTTATTATTCTTCGCCATCTAAATCCTCCGGTTTCGATAATCTTTGTGAAACTATACCTTGAAAACAAGTTTGTGTAAAGCTAGGAATCATCATATCAGATATAGGGTTTTCAGGGTGATCTGCATAGTAAGATATACAAGGAGTTCCTTTCTTATCCCATGCTACTAAGGCATATCCTTTTAGATCCATTCTATCTGTAATAGCTATAGCAGCACTGTGTAAACAATCTATAACTTTATCATTTTCATGACGAGCTAATACTCGTGATGATGGCTTTCTATTAAAAACGTTAAGAGTAATAACGTTTGTGTTTCCTGTATTTTGTAACTTTTTCGTCATAATCTTCTTCAGGGTCATCCGGGTGTACTACCAAAAATCCTTCTCGTATTCGCATAAGAG